ATATGCACAACCTTTCATTTGTCATTTTACTAACTTTTTAATTCAACCAACGGGTAATAATATGTAGGGTCGCCGTCTACCGCTCGCTGTACTGTGTCGAAAACGATGTTTCCGGCCGTTCCTGTCTTTTGGCAACGGGCGTATATGTAATAGACCGTTCCGCTTACAAGGTTCGAAAAGGTGGCCGTATTTAGCTGCCAACTTTTTACGGTTTCCGCTATCGTATAGTGAACCAACGTACCGCCTACCACCTTTACCGTATTGGGATTCCCTTCGTAGTTCGGTTCAAAGCGGGTGTTCTGTAATACGAACTGCTGGGAACGTGCGCCGGTGGCTAACATGGTCGTTTCAATCGAAAGCGGCTTTATCTTCTCGCTGTAATAGTGTCCTTCGGGGTCGAAAACATTAGCTAATACTTCTTGGCTGGCTTTCCAATTGCGGCGGGCCTTCGACGGGTCGGCAAGGTCGTTTATCTCTATAACATTGTCGATTTTCTGCAAGTCTTCGATAACGCGGGTTATCGTCGTTTTGGTTACGCTGTCGCCCAAGGTTATATTATACTTGTATTCCCGCAGCAAATCGCGCGTAAAGGCCGTAATTCGTACCGATTTGTTTACGCCTATGTCTTCATCTTCCACTGGGATATAATCGCCGACGGCAAAAAGGTTTACTACGGTCAGTTCGCCGGCGAACTGACGTATAAAATTTTCGTCGATACTTAACCCGTACTGTACTTGCGGCTGGCTGTATTCGGTTATTGCCTTGTTGCCTTCCGCAAGGAGTTTGTTTTCCGCGTCGGTCTTGTAAGTGTCCGGCAAATTTATATCCGTGAAGAAATACTTATCGCCTACGCCGAACTGAAACGCCGCACTTGTTTCGCTGGGGAACTTCATGCCGTTTTCGTCCGTGAACGGTACTACCTGTATTTCCTTCGTCGCGTGGTCGTACTTGTGTATGTCAAATTCATAGCCGGCCAAGTTTCCGGTAGTGAACTTTACCTTTGCAGTAGCTCCGTCGATAAGCCACTTTGTATTACCCGCGCTATCCTTTTCGTTAAGGTCGAAGTTCATAGTAGCGTCCTTAAAAGCATAATACGCGCTTCCGGCGGCTGTTACTTCGCCGTAGCGTTCGGGTCTGATGTCGTCGAATATCTTTGTATTCTCCTTCAACCCGTAAGCCGCAATAGCGGCCGCGTCCTCGATGTAGGAAGCGTTTTTAGCTTTGCCCGGAAGACAAAGACGGGTATAACGGTATTTGTCCCCAAGGTTGCTACTACCGCCGTAGACGTATAGCCGGGTAACTACGTTCTTGGAATTGATGTTTTGGCGCGTTAATTCGTAAAGCCCGCCGGTACGTCCGTACCGGAAGGTATAGGGGAAGTTTACCCCGGCCGTTTTGATATTGAGCGTACGAACGCCGTTAGCTTGGGTAATCTCAAATTCGGTGCTGTACTGTTCGCAAAGGTCTTGCAACACTTCCAAACAATTCTTTTCCGTATAGGTAAGCGTTTTATACTCCGTATTGGCCGGATAAACGCCTAACACCCATTTACCCGGATATACGCGGGTAAGGTTCCCGATAAGAATACCTAAGAAGTCTTCTAAATCGCCCGTAAAGCTATCTAATACGGTATCGTCCGGTAACAAAAATTGCACGTCGATTAACTCGTACTGTACGCCTTCGAAAGTAAGGGTATATTCGAAATTCCGGTTTCCGGTCTTCTTAATGCCCGGAAGCTGGTTAAGGGTATAAGTCTTCCCGTAAACGTCTATTTGGTCGCCCAAGTGGAAGGTTAAGGGCGTGGCACTTTTTACGGTTATCGCCACCGTATCCGCCCCTAACAGCGTAATACTTTGTTCGGCCTTGGTAACTCCGGACTTACGCGCCCGCGAAGTCAATAGGGCCGTAGTCCCGTCCGGGTGTCTTACTATAATTTGTTCCATACGATAATACCGTTAGTAGTGAAACTTTCTATTTCTTCGATAACTCCGGCGACAATGGCGTAAAAAATTCCGTCGGTCGTGTATTCGTGACTCGCTGTTACGTCGGTTCCGTAAACGTCGTTCGTTTGGGTTCCGTCGCCCCAAAAGATAGTAACCGCCTTCTTGCTGGTTAGGGTAATCGTTAGCGTTTTCGTATCATTGCTTAAACGCTGGTGCCGTACGATACGCTTTACCGGGTCGGGTTCCTTCAATTTCAAGGTAAAGGTTCCTACCATAAGGTCGTCGTTCCAACGTTTGTTAATGGCTACCCCGTTCTCGTTATAGACTTCGTAAAGCAACGGTTTCGTAGGGTGTATATCTACCATAAGCCGCTGGGTGTTGGGCCGGTTGAATACGTCCAAGAAGTCGTTTAGCTTCGTAACAAAGTCTACCTTCCCGTTCGCTTTCATAAAGCAATTAAGGGCTATTTCGCGGGGTTGCAGTATCTTGTTTTCAAGGTCTACTATCTCCCCGTGATAATCCGGCCAATCAACGGAAACCGGGGTTTTCATTTTGGGACGGTCAAGAAGGCCGTTACTTTCGCTTACATAAATATCCCAAGCCTTAAAATCGGTTCCGTCTATACTGTAAGCCAATTGCGCCACCGTAGCAATACTTTCGGTAATTTCTTCCTGCGGCAAGGCGGTATTATATACCTTAACTTCGTCGATACAACCGTACCCGTTGGCGGTCGTATAGATGTCTTGCAGGATAGCGAAACCGGTAGGCTGGGCGGGTAGCGTAATGGTCTGCACCAATGCCGTATCAAGGTAAATGCGGATTGTTAGGCCCTCTTTGACGATAGCCCAATAGCCCCAAGTATCGGCCGCAAGGTTAAACCACGCTTCCGTATAACCTTCTATGGCTTCACAGCGGGCAAAGAATCCGATACGCTTACCTGTAAAGCCGTCCGGGAAGGCTGAACGCTTCAACCAGGCAAGCAGGGTAAAGTTCCCGGTAAGGGGAATTACGTTTTTGTCTATATCGCAATGCCCGTTACCGTCGAACTTTATACAATTGCCTTGCTTTCCGCCGGTAAAATCTGCTTCTACTACCGTACCGTCCGCCCGTGTCTTGCTGTAATCGTAAGCAATGGTAGAACCGGCCGCTTCATCGAAGGGCATATTTAGGATAATGTTACTTTCGTCTGCCATATCAATACGTTTTAGTCGTTTTTCGAATAACTTTTATTATCGCGTTACCTTCGCCGTCGCCGGTGGTAGTCGTCAAGTTCCCGCCGTAGTGGTTTACGCAAATCTTCGCGTTATCCCGTGCTTCTACTTCTACGGTGGTATCGTCGAATACGTCTACCATTACGAAGGAATTACCGGTAGCAAGAACCTTTAACCGGCTTTGGTGCTTTGCGAATACCTGCCCTACGTTCCAACCGTCGTAAGTGGCGGTACCCTCGCAACGGCCAAGGGCTACTACGTGCCGGAAGTTTCCTGCCGTAATAGCATGGTCGAGAAATATGCCGTAGGCTTCGCAAGTGCCTACGAAGTGCCGGCGTATAAATTCATTGCTGGGGTACTCGTTGCTTAGGCAGAAGTCGATACCTTCGAGGTACATTTTTATAAGTTTGTCTTTCTCCTTGGTATCTATAAGGCGGTCGTACCATTCTTCGCAAATGCCTTTCTTTTTGGCGTCGCGGGCCAATTGTTTATTTACTTTCATATCGCTACATTGTTATTCCTTGCGCCCGTAACGGGTCGGACGCGCTTCCCGAAGTATTTTTTTCTATCTGTTCAAGGTGCCGGTTCGATACGCTTAGCTTACCGTCTATATTGGCAAGGTGTATAAGCTGCTGGCGCAAAACCTCTATTTGTTGTACTTGGTTTACACGAACGGCGTTAGTTTGCCCGGCCAATAGGTCTATACTTTCTTGGCTGGCTCCTTTAATCGCACCAGATAGGCTCGTGGTGGGGTCGCCTGTATCGTCTAAATCCTTAAACAGGTCTTCGTACAACTTCAAGGCTTCGGCGTACCCTTGGGCTATCGAGTTTACCCTATCCTTAAAACGCTGTTGTTCTTCCGGGGTCAAGCCGTCAAAGGAACCGCCGCCTTCTTTATCGAAACCCATATCTTGCTGTAATTGCTTTACAGCCGCTTCTAATTGTGTTTCTAAAAGTTGCTTTTTTAAGGCGTTCTTTACGGCATTACCTAATACTTGGTTCGTAACCTTTTCAATCGCATTTTTTACATTGTCGCTATTGAATCCGTCCGCGTAGGCTTCGGCTATTGCGTCGGACAATTGTGTAGCCAAGTCCTTTGCCGAGGTCTGTGTAATGCTTTCCGTAATTTCGGATATGGTTGTTTGAATTTGTCGGCCTAATTCATCGTATTGCTCCTTGTATTGGTTTACCTTATCGCTATCTGTTTTCTTCTTATCTTCTTCTGCTTCCCACATGGCCCGTAAGTGCGCTTGCTGTTCGCGCATATTATTGATAAGGGCCTTTTGGTTATCGTATTCCGATTCGCCTAACGCATTATCTACGGCGTATTCGAGTGCCTTATAGGTGCGTTCCAATTCTTCAACGGCTGCCGCGTGCTTCTTAATGGCACGTTCGGCCCGGCGGTCTCGGAAATTGAACACTTCAAACGCGGAAGAAATAAGGCCGATACTACCCTGTATAATCCCCAGCGGGTTGCCGGTTGCGATACCGGTAGCCAACTGCCCGGCGGAACCTATCATTTCGCCGATGTCGCCTAAAAGCTGCTGGGTTACTTCGTCGCCGGCAAGCCCCATATTCGAAAGCGCACCCGTAACCGAATCGAAGGAACCTTTTACCAAGTCGGCCGTAGCTCCTACACTTTTGAATACTTCGGATAGGTTCGCTTTGCTTGCGTCCTTCTTATAGTCCTTCAAAGCCGTAGAAAGGGCCTTAAACGGGTTGCGGTTCTGTACTTCGTCCTTGGCTTCCCGTAGCTTGCTTAAAACTACGTCTAAGTCTTTCGGGTCAAGTTCTACGCCTAATTGGGCCTTCTGCGCTTCAATTTTGGCTATAAGGGCCTGTATTTGCGCCGTAGTAAGGTCGTCGAGGTTCCCGAAAAGTTGTTCCCAAGCCCCGGAATCGGTCAATTCCTGCAACGCTGCGGACGAAAGGGCCTTATTCTTGGCTTCCTGCAATTTCGCTACTAATTCTTCGTTCTTCTGCTGGGTAGCCAATGCTATTTTTTCGTCGTATTGCGCGGAAATATCGGCGCATTTCTGCTGATAAGTTTTGTATTCCTCTACCAATGCGTCATAATCCGTCGTCTGCTTTAACTTATGGGTTGTGTCAAGCGTTTTTAACTGCGTTTCAAGTATTTTTTTTCGTTCTGCGTCTGTTTCATTCGCTATCGCTACTTCCAATTCCTTACGACGGTTTAGGTACGATAATTCCGCGTCTATTTTGCTTTGCAAATAGTCGTTATAATCGCGCATGGCCTTCGCGTAGTCCTCTTGGGCCTGCGTCTCTATTTTCGCTTGCTCGGTGTCTAAAACGGCCCCCTTTTCTTTGGTTAGTCCGCTATCGTCCGTTTCAAGTTCTTTACGTTTGTCGGCTATAATCGCCAACTTTTCTACAAGGGTGTCGGCTAACGAAATCTGTTTTTCCAAACTCTTAGTATAACCGTCCAGGTAAGTATCCTTTTCGATACTTACAAGTTCGTTAGACACTATCGAAATTTTCTTATTCCGGTCGGCCGTTTCCGGCAATGCTTCTAACTCTCGTTTAATGTTTTTAAGGTAGGCTTCGTAACTTTCGCCTTCGGCCAATAATCCGGCAAATTCCGTCTTCGCGCTATTCCGTATATCTTCGTTCGTGGAATTTAGCCAATTGGCATACTCTTGGTATTTCTTTTTTCGTTGCTCTAACTTCTCCGTAAACGGGTCTTTCTCCTTATCGCCGCCGGTATCGGCGGCCGGCAAGGCTATTTTTTTAAGTAATGCTTCCTGCTCTTGGATTTGCTTTAACAACGCCGTCCGTTCCGTATCGGTGGCCGCTTCCTTGTACTTCGTTTTCAAGGCGGAAATAGTCTTTTCCAAAGCTGCTATACTGCCTTCCGCTATTTTTTCCGCGCCGGCACCTATCGAAGCCAATATTTCACGCTCTTTATCGGAAAACTCCACTTGTTGGCGTACCAATGCTTCGTACTCTCTTTCAGCCTTCTCTACGGCTTCTTCTGCCTTCTTCCAATTACTTGATTTTTCCAGAACAACCCCTTTGCGCTGCACTCCGTAACCGTCCGTATAGGTTCCCTTCTTTGATACATACGCTTTTGGAGTGGCTTCTAATTCCTGCTGGGCCTGTAATACTTCCTTATACTTTTCTACGGCCAATTCCTGTACGGCCAAAGCCTTAGCACGTTGTAAGCACGCTTCTATAAACTTGCCCTTATTTGCTACTAATAAATCTTCGGCGTCTTTTACCGTCTTTATTGAAAATCCCAAATCATCGAATCTGTCTTTATTATCTTCGATAAATTTGTTTTTCGCGTTCATGTCGTTGCCGAGCTTATTCCAAGCGTAGGCAAGTTCGTTAATAGCCGCTATTGGTTCTACGGCTGTTTCTACTACTTTATTATTAAATTCTTCTTGTGCTTTCTTCGCTTCTCGTTGTTTACTTATATATTTCGATACAAGAGTAATTACCGCCGTTATTGCTACTGAAAGCCCCAAGGTAAGAGTAGCCATTAACGCCTTTGCCGCAACATTCGAAATACCAAGCGCAACACTCATACGGGTAATAGCTGCCGTATAAAGGTCTTTTGCCTTACGAAGCGTTACTAACATAAATGCTTCGTCTTTGTCTAACATTAACTGAACTTCGCGTAAGCCTATGGTTATAGTCATTAAAGACTGAATTTTAACCATAATCTTTTGCAAATTCTCGTTTTCGCCGGCAAACAGGCTTACCGCACCTTGGGCGGCTGAAAAAGCACCGGCAACGCCGGAAATACCGGAAATCAAACCTTCCCAGCCGCGCTCGCCTTTCTTCAAAATATTTGCCTGCGTTGTTACGGCATCCATTGCTTCGCTAAGCTGTCCGAACCTCTCTTGTAATTTTGCGTATGCTTCCGAATTGGTTTCGCCTGCAAGCTCCATAGCGGCCAATTCCTCGCGCACTTCTCTCAGTTGGGTGCGGAAGGTCTTTTGCGCTGCTGCGTTCTTCTGTACTTCTTCGTAACGCTTCTTAAATGCTCGTTCTTCCTCGGCGAGTGCGTCGGCCGATTCCCCAATTTCTTGTAATAGACGTTCGCGTAGCTTTATTTCGTCGGCTATTTTCTGCTGTTCGCTGGTCTTGTGTCCCGATTGTCCGTAAATCTTGCTATATACGCCACCGGCTTCGGCTCCAAGTCTTGCATATTCCTTTTTCAAATCGGAAATAGCATTACTATGGGTTGCCGCCATAGCGTCAATGTCCCTAAATGCTGCGTCTATTTGGGCGGCAATTTCCTTAAAGGCGGCTTCCATTTGTTCGCCACCTTCTACGGTTGCGTTAGTGAATCCTTGTATTCGCCTTTTTGTTTCGTCCAATGCGCTATTTATTTGCCCGTTATTCGCAATTATATCGAACTCCAAGGCCCCGCCTTTTATATTCATCGGATAAGATTATTTATTTGTTGTAAAATACTTTCGGCGTTCTCGCTGGTTATTTTTGTAGCTTTGGTATCTGTGTTTCCGTCTTCGTCGTCGGCAATACTTGGCGCGTCAATTAACAACCGTTGCACAATGGCCCACGATACGCCGTGATGTAAGTAATCCCAAGTCCAGCCAAGGTGGGCGCAAATCGAACCCCGACGGCCATAGGGACTATTTAGCCCTGTTACTCTATGCGCTCCGTCCTCGGTTGGGTCGTCCTTGCGCCGCTCTGTAATCGCATAGAGTTTATAAAATCCCCTAAGTTGCTTACGCTGGTTATGGCTTCGGAAAGCCCTACCAATTTGGAAGGCTTTATAGTATGGAAGAAAAGTGCCGTAAGCCGGTCTAACTCCTTATCGTCGTTATATTTCCTAATCCGTCCGCCAGCACCAACTTCGGTAACGTGGTAATCTTCGCCCAATACGGCAATAGCGATTATTCGGGCCATACGTGCGGCGTTATCTTTGGCTATCCGTTTAGCTTCCGCCAAGGTTTCCGTTCCGCCGGCCGTAAGTCGGTCTTCGTTTACCTCCATTTCTACCCATATCGCGCTAAGCCTGTCAAGAACCGAAAGCGTAGGTTCCTGTATTTCGAAATCCTCTTTTACCGTAACTATTTCGGGGCGTTGAAAGAGCCCTTTAACGCCTTTTTTACGCCGGTGAACTTTGTGCGTAACGCTGAACTTTATACCCTGCTTTACCAACAGGTTAAGTTCTTCGCGCTCTAACTCAAAATCCGTTTTTTCTCTTATGTTATCTTCGTTCATATTGCTTTATACTAAGAAAGCCCCCCGAAACTTTCATTTGGGGGGCTTTCGGGTTAAAGTAATGATTTCCCCGCTTTATGCCTGCACGTCTGCGGCAGTCATGAGCATAGCGGTCATTTTCTTGGTTCCCGTTTTGGTAGGCTGCAATACGGTACCGGCAACCTCGATAAGAAGAATACCGCTTTTGCTGAAAGTGGCGTTAATCTTACTTACGAGCTTCATGCGCGGAATCTCGAATTTAAGGCCCTGTTCCGGGGTAATACGTACCGACTTCTCTACTACGGGGATTTTATCCGGTGCTTCCCATTTATCCTGCGTAGATGAACCGTCGCCGGCCGTTCCTGTTCCGCCCAAAAGGTCGGCAAGAACCGTAACCGAAGGGTTCATAATCGAAAAGTTGAAATTCGTCTTTCCGCCCCGGCTAATGCTTACTACGGGGTCGTCTACTTCCTCGGCGTAATGGTCGGTAGTTTCCGGGTCTTCCTGCGTCATTGTGCAGGTATCTTGGTATGTATAACCCAATACCGCCAAATCTTCACCCATACCGCCGTCTTCGGCAATTGCGCCTACCTCAATCTTAGAAAGGCCAATAGTATAAGTTTTCTTTGCTTCTGCCATTGTTGTAAATTTTAATTAGTTCGCTGTATATTCCATTCTACCCGCAAGTTGTTGTAATGTTCGTTAATGCCAGGTTCTTTAATTATGGTTTCCGAAGAAACACGAATAGATAGCCCGGTAATGTTCGCCGATTTTAGAACCGATAGAACAATAGCCGTTAGTTCGCGTATTCGCTCCCTATTAGCCTTAAATTGTTCGGCTCGGCATATCCTTTCCTTTTTGTCGGGAACGTGGATATTTACGTTTGAAGTTCCGGTTTGCGGTACCTCGTGGTTTAGGAATAGATTGTTTATAACTACGTCTTCCTTCCCGGAATTATCCGGACGTTCACCCTGCACGTATATTCCGCCGCTAATGGTCGCTTTCAATTCGGCCGAAGCGTTCAGAATCTCAAAAAGAATATCATCGGTTTCTATACTTTGCATATCTATCTGTGTTAAATCCATAACCGGCAATGAAGCCGGCCTATGTCGAACTTTTCACAAATCCCGGTTACTACAACTAACCCCGTTGCTTTGGCCGCTTCAACAAAATCGGCGTTCGCAAGTTGGCTAACCTCTACTTCTTCCCGTGTTACAATTACCTGCGTGCCTTCGGGAATCTTGGCCGTACCTTTCGGAAGTTGTATAAGCGAAGCGAAAACGCGGGTTTTTCCGTCGGCGGTCTGAATTGTCGAACCTTTGCCGTTGGTTTCTTCCCGGCAAGCTGCTTTTAACTCCCAAACTGCGGCGGGTGTTTCCCAAGAACCGTTAGGTAATTGGACGCTTTCGCCGTTGTGCTGCAAGACGTACAGGTATTGCGGGTATTGGTAGGAAGTCGTTACCATACGTTGCTTTTATTCCGAATTTTGGGCTTGTTGGCCGGCGTAATGCCTAATTCTGCGCAAGCCGCGTTATACCAAAGTTTTATAGCTTCCCAATTCCAGCTAATGGAATACCCGCCTTCCCCTATATTGGCAAGTGGGATAAGCGTTGTAAACTCGCGGCAAATGGCCGTTTTTGCCTTCCGTACGTCTACCGGTGCGTCCGGGTCGGGTATAAGGTTACTTTGGTTGCAAAGTATCAAATCCACGTCGTCCGCCGTTAGCTGGAATCTGCCGACCGTCTTTGTTATCCATTCTTTATAAGTCATTGGTAGCTGGTGTTAGAATAGGGGCCACCGTTGCCGGCCGGCCCCGTATTTGTTATAGAGTCCAACTTCCGTTAGAAGTGTCCATAAGGAAGGAACGGCCCGAAGAAAGCCAAGCCGGGAAAGCGTTTGCAATTCCTACGGTAACTTCTTCGATAGGTTCCTCGGTAGAATACTTCTTTACGCAGGTGTGGCCGTTCATAGCTTTAATAGCTACGGAACCTTTTAGGCTCATATCGGCCGGCTTCTTCCAATAGGTAGAACCGAGTACCTTGCTTTCGCTGAACATTACCACATTGTCGGCGAACGGGTTGCCGGTAATACGGCTTCCGTCGTCTTTTTCGATGGTAATATCTTGGTCGATAACTACAACCTGCAAGCCGCGCAAGTAGGCCAAACCTTTCATAGCTGCGTTTACCTGCTCCAAGCTCGGCGTTTGTGCGATATTCAAAGCGTTAGCCGCGAACGAAGCGCAAAGTTTCGTTACTTCCTCGGTCTGAACCATAAGCGCGAAGGTGTCAAGGTTCATAAAGGCGTATTTCAAGCTAATACCCTTCTTCTTGGCCTTAGCTACGATAGCCTTAAAGTCCTTGCTAAACGGTTTCGCGCTTGTGTTACTCCAAGCTGCCGATCCGGTCTGAAATCCTACCTTCTGCGTTGCGTCGATTTGATAATCTACGTCGTATTCGGTAATTACGCTGTTGTTGTTGTCGTTAGTAAGCGTTACTTTTCCCAACGAAATAGACTGCAACGCAATCCATTCCAAACGGGCGGCCACTCCGTCCCAGCAGTACTGCGTATCTTCGGCCCATGCTTCAACCAACGCCCGAAGGTCGGGGTTCGCTGATGTCATGGCGACCATAATCTCGTACTCGTTAAGCTCGTTTTCGTCCTTGGTTCGCTTAATTGCTACCTTCGGAATATCTCCCTGAATACGCGCGATAGCTTCGCGGGTTTTCTTGTTGATACTTGCGCCACGAGCTACAAGGTCGCCGGCAATCTTTAACCCTACCTGCGCTTCAAGGGCTTTCCAGGTAAGCGTGTAGTTCTCCTTCAAAGGGAACAAGGTAGGATAGTAGTACGGTTTAAGGTCGTAGGTGTTAATTACGGCCTGCATATCCCTTTCGGTAATGCCAATCATTAAACTTTTTTGCATAACTATTCCCGATTAAATTAGATGAACTGAATACCGGTAAGTTTGGCTTTAACTTCGGGGCCAATAGGCGGGATATTGCTTTCCCTTACCTGGCCAATAGTTACGGCGTTTACGATATGGTTGCTAAGTGCTTCCGCGTCGTAGCTTTCGCCTACAAGTGCTACCGGCGTGTGTTTGAAAGCCGAACCGGATCCGCCGGCCGAAGCTGCGAGGTAAAGAACGGAACCTTTCGCCGCTATTGCTCCAAGAGTTGTTCCTACCGTAATATCGTCGCTGTTTCCGTCGCCGCTGTTAGTCTCAATTTTGGTAATTGCGTATGCCTTTGAACCCAAAGAAAGCATAACAACATCGCCAACTTTGAAATTATGGCCTTTTGCTACGGTGTAAGTCGTTGCCGAACCGGTCGCTTCGGCCGTAAGTACGGCCGTTTTGACTACGTGATAAAGCCCGTTTTCGTCCTTTCCTACCGGCGTTCCTTCTCTCAGAACCTTCTGCGTTAGGTCTGCGGCTGAAACGGTAATACCGTTCGGAATATCGGCGAGCTTGTGGGTAAACGCGCGAATAACGCGGTTATCCTTTTTTCTGTCGATTTTAAGCATTTTACAAGTGTTTAAGCGTTAAACCTCTTTGCCACCCAAGCCTTTGTTTTCGGCTTCTGCGGTCTTTGCCTGTATGTAGCTTTCTACGCCCGCGCTTACTCCGTCCTTGTTGGGGGAACCAAGTACCGGTTTTTCGTGAAGGCTTAGGCCCCGGTCTGCCAACTCTTGGCCGAAGGCTGCTACGTCGTTCTTGGTTTCGGTCAGATACTCGTTAAAGGCGTTTTCGTCGGCAAAGCCGCCAAGTTTGGCTACTCTGTCGAAATCTTTAAGAACCTTTGCTTTATAGGCTTCGGGTACGTCGGCAAGCTCTTTAACAAGCGTTTCCCGGCGGTTGGCGGTTACGGCCGCGCTTTGAAGGCTCGTTACTTCGGACTGCAAGCCCTTAGTAGCTTCCTTTACGGCGTTCGTAATTATTGCTTGCACGGTTGCAGCGTCCAAGGTTCCGGCCGGTGCGGGTGGGGTACCGCCTTCTTCCGGTTTCTTTTCTACAAAGTCGTACTTCTTACGCAGGTTGTCCTCGCGCGTTTTGTTCGCTTTGTCTATTTCCGCGTCCGCGTCTTTGCGCCAATCCGCTACAAACTTCGCTACGGCTTCGGCGGTAAGTTTACCTACGATACCGGTAGCTTCTTCCTTGGTATTAACCTGCATGGCGATAACTCGCGCAAGCTGGTTAAGCCCGTCTTTTCGCACGCCCGGAAACTGTGTTTCAAGTAGTGCTACAATTTCGTTTAGTTCCATTTTGATTTTTGTGATTTAATTAAACCTGCAACAAAGAAACGTATTATAGTAATACGAATATTTGTATAGCGTTGCAAGTTCTCTACACTCGTTTCAACAATTCAACCGTATGGGCCTATAAGGGGCTGGGGTGGTCTTTGGTTGCCTCGATAGTTGAAAAGATAATTTCACGAACAAATAGCAATGCAGTACGAAAGATAGCAAAAGAAGGCGATTTTAGGCCGTTTTATTATCCAAACAAGGAAATATACCAGCCAACCGCATAAAATCGAATGGCGGGCACGAGAAAGGGCAAAAACGGGTATTCTTGCTTCGTCGGTTATCCGGCCCTTCGTGAATAAGTAGAAATATGGGAATTTTGTTACCGCTGTGTTACTATCAACATTCTGCCGGCGGAACTACCAACATAGCGGCGGTTACTATCAACATTCCGGTAATGTTGGTAGTTAATGTTGCAAGCTGCCCGGTAATGTTGGTAGTTCGGGGCGCAAGTCGAAAGCCCGTTTTCCCTCTCTTTCCCCCTACACCCTCTTTCTCTCTATATATATCTTTATCCTTATATTTATCCACAGGGGCTAAGTAGCCCCTGCCAAGGAGCTGGCAAGCTCCTTGTTTGTGTGTGCCTTAATAATTGATATTTAGTTATTTATAATAGTTTGATAAATGAAGGTTGCGCGGCCCAAAATAAACCCCTCGCTTGGGGCTGGTTAGGGGTTGGGCTATGGCTTACGCATGAATTTCGCATAACCGCAAATAATTGTATTATAAGATATTAAGCAATAAAGCAAACGTAACTATCTGATTCCGAAGTACAATAGCCCCAAGCCTGCCGCCGGGCTGGTGCTGGTCTGCTCCTGCGTAGGGGCTGGGTTGCCCCTGCCTTGCTCTTTGCGCGATTTTATGCCGTAAAATAGTGTTGTTTAGTGTTTTTGCAGTATATTTGCAATGTTTCCGGGGAGAAATCCGGGGACGCTTGTAAAAGCGTATAGGTATCTAAGTTTGAAAATCGCCAATTTACGAACCATAGATGAGCCTATTAACGCTCGCTGGCTGTATATCCATTTCCGATATATCGCTAAGCGTGGGTTATGGTTTATTCTATGGTGGGCGTTTGGCGATGCCTCAAACTTGTAAACCGATAAGGCCCACGCTTTCTGCGTTTAGTAATTGCCTGTTCGGGTTCTTGGGGCGCAAAACAAATGTTCAAATGAAGAAGTATTTATTTGCTTTGCTGGTCTGTGTAATGGCTTTTGCCGGGTGTTCAAAAGATGATGAAACACCAAAGTTTAATTACGATTTAGAAACTTTGTACGGAACTTGGCGCGTAACCGAAATTCAGCAAAAAGACGGTAGTTTTTTAGATGTAACTACAAGCGTAGCCGAAATGGTTTTTGAACCTACCTATGCTACATTTAACGAAAACGGGACGTATTCGGGGCGCGGGGAATTTGGCACGGGTTCCGGCACTTATAAAGCCGAAGGAAATACTATTTACACTTATGTAGAAGGTGTTGAATATCTGCGATATGAAGTAAAAAGTTTATCCGGCGAAAAATGCCACCTTGTGATGAAAGAACAGGGTAGTTCTTCTACATTAGAAATCAAATGTACTAAGCAATAAATTTTATGTTCTGTAAGAAATGCGGCGAAGAAGTCGCCGAAGATGTTGTTTTCTGCCCCAAGTGCGGACAAAAGCAAGTAGAAGAATCGCCCGAAACGGCCAAAGAAGGGGACGAAAATAAGGAACTTACCACAAAGGAAGCGGTTAGCGGTGGTTTTGGTATAATCCAATTTATCGTAGCTATTGCCTTAGCTGTGGTTGGCTTTTCTGCTCTACTATCTACGTGTAGCTGATATTATAAGCCCCTCTTTTCGGGGCTTGTTTTTTGTCTGTTCTCGTATTATTGTAATACGAAATCGGTATTTTTTGCTATTTTCGCCCTGCCTAAGAATAACTATTTTTGCGAAACGCTTGCACAAGCGAAAAGTAAAGCGTACTTTTGTAGTGCTTATCATTTTGGAAGGCGTGCGGAAGCTCGCCAAGTAGTGCGGGCGTTTTTTATGCTTGCTTGTTTGCACACCTTATAAATGAGGTGAGAAAAATATATACGGCTTCGTACCCCCGTGTAGCTGGTTAATGCCACTACGGCCTTCCAAGGTGATAAGCAACGGGAAAGGCGGGGCCGTTTTTCTTTCGCCTAATCCATTAAACGCTTATCATAATGGAACAAAAAATTATCCCGAACGCTACGGGCGTTCAAATTTTCAAAAATCCCGCTTTCGGGCAAATGCGGGTACAATCCAATGAAAAGGGCGAAGCCCTTTTTTGCCTTACTGATGTATGTACTGCATTATCTCTAACCAATCCAAGGGTAGTAAAAACAAGGCTAAACAAAAAGGGAGTAAGTAGTGTTTACACCCTTACGGAAGGCGGTAGGCAAAACCTTACCTTCATCGACGAACCGAACCTATACCGCTGTATCTTCCAAAGCCGGAAGAAAGAAGCGGAAGCGTTCCAAGATTGGGTAGTGGAAGAAGTCCTACCCGCCATTCGGAATACGGGAGGGTATTCTGTTCCTGGTAAAGCAACGCAAAAAACACAGGTAAAGAAGTTGCGGCAAGCTGCCGACGTTTACCCTATAATTCCCTTTTCTTCCCCTATACTTGGCGAAATACGCACACGAAATTACAACGGAACTATTTTATTCTGCTATATCGACGTTTGGAAGGCGTTAGGTTTTAGCTGCGGAACTTTGTTGAAACGGTATTTAGACGGGGCAAGGTTCCGTTATTTGGAAACCCCAACGAACCAAGGAATACAAATAGCTGGGTATATTGACGAAGAAAACCTTTCGCGTTGTATATTCCGGTGCAAAGATAGGAATTTGGCCGCTTCTATGGAAAATTTGGTAGAAACCCAAATTTTACCTTATTACGAAGGCGGGAACGTGGCAATAGACGAACCCGCCAAACCTAAACTAATTGAAAAAACAAAACTTTGCCCGGAACTTGCGGAAATTATAGGGGAAGTATTCGTAGTTATCGAGAAGTTTAACGATTACAAATTAGCGGCTGGCTTAACGTCCGAAGAATTTTTACCTATTCACGTTGCCGAACAATCGCTTTGCCAACTGAAAGGCGCACTTAAAATACTGTACGACCATGCCTATATACAAGACTTGGAACGGCGGAATTTGCCGGATTAAAGAATAAAAGTTACTTTTGCAAAAACCGGGTGCCGATGGTCGCAACGTGGTAGCGGGGCGGGCCGAAAGGTCGGTATATTGTAGGTTCAACTCCTACCGGTATTCGGTTTAGGGGCTATCCAAAAGGTAGCCCCTATTTTATTAACCGGTAATCGTGCGTGTTCATATCCGATTCATTAACTACACCCCACGATTTGGCGACGTTAGCCGTTACACCTTTGTACTTATAGTTCGGGTGTACTACAACTTTTATAACCTTCCCTTTTTCGTAAGGGTGGGTATAAACGTAAACCAAATCCTTAGAATTTAGGTCTTCGTAAATATGGGTCGGCGTGTTTATGGCGGTTTCTATTTCCCCGTATCGAGTAATTGCTACGGTGGCCCCTTTGCTTTCTTTGGGGTGGCCTATGTACTTTAATACCGTCCGGTCAAGAACTATAATAGTTTCCGTTTCCAAATTATGGCCTTTCTTTGCCATATCTTCGCGTACAATGTCGTCTACCCGTCCTATTTGCTTTACTTGCCCCATGCTGCGCCCGGTCTTAAACAATGTATCGGCGAACTGCTGTAAGGTTCCGGCAAATAAGGATAATACTTTCTTCTGCTGGGTAAGTGCTATTATACCTTTGTTGTCGCCTACAAAATCGGGTTTTACTTTGGCCGCTCTTAATTGTCGTTGTTTTGTATCAATCCATTGTATTAGTTCTTTCGGTACCTCTACGACTTGTTTACTTTTCCGGTCTTTCGGCTGCCATTCTTCCAATTTCTTAGCCCGCTTAGCCTTCAAGTATTTGCCGAAGTCTTGGGGCGTTATGACGATAGGAACCATAACACACCGGCAATTAGGGTGCCACCCCGTCCACCGGAAAGTCTTAGGGTATCGGCCGGCCATAGTATCGCAAATGTCTACAAGCCGCTTTATCTTACCGTTTACGGTGGTCGTGTGGTTGTTACTTAGCCGAATTTCATACCCGGTAATAAGTGGGTTGTTTTGGTAGCTTTCCCACTCTGCACGACGGTAGGCGGCGTTCATTTCGGTACGAACCAAGCGCAAGGCGTTTTTATACGCCGACCTATATACGCCTTGGCCGGGGTGGTACTTTTTCGCCGCTTCGCTTAGTTCAAGGTTCCCGGTTTCCTTATTCCGTACCCGTCGAAATAATGCGTTAGGATTATTCAAATAACCCTTTATCCCGCTTGCTATTTCTTTTGCTCCTTTACCTTCAAGTATGCCGTTTTGTATAATTGTTTCAAGTTCTTGTTTGGCATTGCCTGTTAGGTTCCATACGCGCGAAGACAATGTAAGTCCCCCGCGTTCGGCTGTTGCGAAAGCGTGAGCGGTCATGCCTTGCGCCCTGCGTTCCTTTGTTGCGGCTTCGCAAAGTTCATTTATAGCCTTTCGTTTATCGTCCGTTGTACCTAATTGGGTAAGTATCGGGGTTCGTGCGTCTTTTTCTCCTTGAATATATCCACGTTGTACGCCGTTTTGAATAATTATACCGGCCTTAGTTGCAAGGTCGCTTAGGTATTGATTAAGTCGTTTTTCGGCGGCCGGGTTTCCTTTCCAAGTGAAAGTATCGCCGGCTTCTATCGCTTTGCGGACTTCGGCAAGTTCCAACGCGGCACGGTAAGTGCGCCCGTACAGGTTGGAAAGTTGCCGTTCTATGTTGGCTAAATATTGTATTAACTTTTTTCGTTGTTCGTCCATTACTTAAAGCTGGCTACGGCTTGCGCCAAATGTTGTTTTAATAACCCGTTTAATTCGTTGCAAGGCCCGCTAATTACGTCGTAACCTTTACTTTCAACGTATAGGGCGTAGTCGGCCCCGGCAACAACTACGGCGACAATAGAGTTAGGCCAACTTGCGGCGACTTGTTCAGCTACTTTTCTACCGAGGGCGGCTCCTTCACTTCCTTTTTCTCCGTTTCTTGCCTCGAAGTTATCCGCTACTTTCGTCCCATGGTCGTAAATAACAAATCCGATAGAAGAACGTAGTAACGTAGTTTTGTCTTTGTAAGTATCTAACCTTCTTGCGTTGGCTACGGTCTGTAAACAAGCGGCTTTTATAGCATCTATTACTGCGTCCTGTATATCTTCCACTTTCGCGTAAACCCCTTCAAAAAGTTTATCTATATCGAATTTTGCTACTATTGCCATAATCTTAAATCGTTGGTTCTTGCCCTAAAAGGTCGTTATACATTTGCCCGCCTTCTTCGCTTTCGATTTGGGCTATTTCTTCTTCTGTATCTTTTACCCAGCCCAATTGCTGTACGGCCGTCTTCCGAGAACAAATAGCCTTCTGACCGGTTGCCGAAAGAAGAAGGTTTACGTTCGCCGATTCGTCCTCAATCATAAACGGCACTATTTCGGGTTCGATAATAAGGCTACCGCAAGCGTCTACAAAAGCCTTATCCTTGGCGTTCATTTGTGCTAAAAACGCCTGTATTACGCTTAATCGACGCTGTAAATAATCGTCGAACACCTCGCATTTGTCCTGTACTTTTAGGTGCGCGTCCATAAATAGCAACTTCAAGGCTACACCCGAAACGGCCCCGATACCCTTTACCGAATCGAAAGCAATATCCGGCGTTTGCGTAATGGTGTAAATCATACGCAAAAGGGTTTCTATCTCTAATTTGACGCTTTCGGGGGCTTGCGCCCAGCTTAGATATTGTGCGGTCGCGCCTTCTTCGCCCTCGATAACGGCCCCGCTTTCGCCCTTCTTGGCCCAACCCAAAATAGTACCCGTAGTAAAGATTTTCGGGCTTGCGTGGTAGTCGTTGGTATCGGCGAAGTTAGAAAGCAACTTTTCCAAGCGGTCTATAAGGTTCTGCACGTCTTCCCATTCTACGGCGGGCTGGCGGCCATAGATAACCGGGATTTTGCCTATTTGGTTCTTCTTGGGGTAGCCGTCCAATAACTGCCATTGGTTGCTGGTAAGCGTCCATTTCCGTATTTCGGTATCGGTATAGGTTTCGAAATAGGTATGTTTTACCCCCGCGCTATCCTTTACGACGTATTCGCGGGAAAAAGCTACCATATCGCCCGTTTCATCGAAGTAGGGGTAAAGCCTATCGCCGAACAACGGGCTAAAAATGGCTACCCGAAGTTTGTGCGTTGAATCGAAGCCGTAGTTTTTCGTCGGTTTCTCCACCGGGTACCAAAGTTCGGCCGATTCCTTACTGCTATACATACCCCGCGCTACCTTTCGGTTAAGGGTGCGGCTTTTGTTATCGAACAAAACACGCTTTACAGCCTTCAAAACGTCGGCTTCCTTGGTGCCTTCTTCCGGTTCCGCATTAAGAATTACGGGGTTTCCAAACGTGAAGGCTACGGCCCGCTTTACTATAAGTTTCTGAATCGCCAAGGCTACGCGGGCTACCGGCTCGATACGGAAGTTTTCGGTTTCCCCGTCGCCATTGGTAACGGTCTTTATGTTCTTCTTTTCTTCGTCGTTTATATCGAAGTCGGAAAGGTCTACTTTTACCTTCTTATCCCTACGCTTTACCGGGTCGTTTACGTCGTGGCCTTGGGGGTCAAGCTGGGCGATATATTCGGCCGCGTTCGGCTCGGTCGCATTACGTCCGTTCTTCAATTCGGCAATAGCGGTACTATGGTTCTCGCTCGCCAAAAGTTCGTTAATCTGCTTGCTGTTCATTTTATTGTCTATTGATAGTTAAACATTATGCGAAATATCCGGCCGCGCTTTTCTTACCTGTAATTGGCCGTTGCTCTACGGTTCCGGTCAATGCGTCCGGCGCGTCATCGTGGGCGTTCTTGCCAACCTTCATATAGTGCGTAAGGGCTTGGTAGAAATCGGGCCACATTTGCGCCCACCCGCGCGGGAAATAGGTAAGGTTTTGCACTTCCGCGCTATGCGTAAATATGCGTACGGCTTTGTTTTGGCTTTGGTGGAACCACTTAATACGGGTTTTGTTGTTACCCATTAACCGGGCTTGTTTCTCTACATTACGCGCGAAGCCCCGGCCGCCGTTGTTGCTCTCTACTACGGCCAATTCTACCGCGTGTTTGGTTAGCATTTCGGCCGTTTTGGGTTCGGTGTACTCCATAGGTTTAGCCGTATAAAGCACGTCCAAAATAAAGTTTCCTATCTCGGTTTCAAGGTAGGTTATCGAGCAAAGGAAATCCGCGCCTTCGTCCGCCGTATCGGTATAGTTCTTAACCTTCCGTAGCTTGGTGGCCGGCAGTATGTCGTATTCCTTAAAAGGATTTTCGTACATAAGGCCCTGCAAAGGTTTGGGGTCTTGCTGGTAAAGGCTTTCGAATACGTGCGGGTTTCGGGTGCGTATGGCTTCCAACTTTTCTAAGTTGTGGCGTTCGGGCCATAGTGCCGTACCTTCTTCGCGCGGGTCGTATTCGGTAGGTGCGCCCTTCTTAATCGCTTGGTAGGTTACTACTACCCACCCGTTCGGATTGTTTACCGGGTCGTATATTCCTTGCTGCTCCAATAGGCGGCCGGCTAAGTCCTTTTCGTGCCAGCGGGTAAATACTATAAGCTGCTGGCTATTGTTGTGTAATCGGGTTTCGGCAACCGTATCGTACCAATCTTCGATAGCTTCCCGAACAACTGCCGACCACGCCGTTTTAGCGTCCTTATAAATGTCGTCCATTATCAGGGTATCTACCGGTTCGCCCGTAAGCGGGCCACCTACGCCGACGGTCTTAAAACCGCCCCGGTGTCCTACTATTTCGCACTCGTCGGCATTGCGAAGCCATGCACCGGCAACGGTCGTAATGTTCGATGAATTAAGGCGCGTTTCCGGGAATATCTCGGCATATTCCGGCGTGTCTATAATGCGCTGTATTTCGCGGTTGAACTTACGGGCTTTCGGTGCCGAATAGCTTACGACGGCTATTTTATTGTCCGGGTTCCGGCCAAGTATATAAGCCGGAAGGCGGCGCGTAGAACCTTCGCTTTTGCCGTGCTGGGGCGGCATGAATACCATTAGCTTTTTAATCTTCCCTTCCGCGAATAAGGTTAGAACGTGGTAATATCGTACATGAAATTCAGCAGGGTCGAAAGTAGGCATAGTAGCACGGGTAAACGGCAAAAGGTCGGTACGTGCTTCGCGTATCAACCTTTCCCGCAATGCGGCTATATACTCTATTTTCTCTTGGCGCGTCATTTATCTAATTTCTTTTCCAATTCGGCTATACGTGCGTCTAATTCTTCGTCGGTAAGCTGCCCGAATAAGTCCTTACCGTCCTTGCCTGTTACCTCGTTGTTCTGCCTGTTCTTCCAATTCTCCGGCTCTCCGTTGGTTAGTGTAAAGATTATCGCTGCCGTGTCCGGCTGGTAGTGTTTATCGACTATCTTTTGTTCCTTTATTCGCGGTATCTCCTTGCCGTTTATGTCGTACTTGCCGGAACCTACCGTAGTGATGTGTTTTTCCTGCACCGTGTACCCTTGTATCTTTCGTAGAAGGCTTTTTTTCGCTTCGGCTACGAAGAAGGCCATACGTTCCGCTTCGGCCTTTTTTATATTCTCCGAAAACTCCGGAAACCGGGTAATCCAATCGTAATAAGTAGAATCGGAAATTTTAACCATACGGCATACTTCCGCCACCGTATAGGTGTCGGTAGCGATAAGCGAACATATCTTTTCGGCTATCTTCTTATTGTATTTCGTCGGTCTTCCCATTACTTACTTATTGCGGTAAATCGTCCCCCGCGTGTAATTCTCCAAATTCTTCTTTAATCGCCTTCGGGTCGCCTTTGTAGAATACCAATACGTCGTCGTGAAGGCCGCTATTCGCGCGGGTCTTATTGAACTGTTCTACGGCCTTCGTTACCTGCACTTCTTCGAATTGGTCTACCGTTTCTTCTACCGAACCTTTGCAAAAGACTAATACGTTTTGGTGTAGCTTGCCAATTTTGCGGCCCGTGTTCATCTGCTTGCGAACCCGGATAGCAAGGCTTGTTACCTGGTTTACTAAAATCAAATGGTTATAGTAGCTTAGGCCGCACTCCGTAAAGGCTTCGATAGTGTGGCCTATGAAATTGCGGTAAATGCCCTTTTTATCTCGAATATCCCCAACTACGAAGACGGCAAAGCGGTTGTTCTTCAATCGGGCGCAAGCCTGCTTTATTGCGGCTTTGTAGGCTTCCAAGAACTGCGGGTAATCCATATTGGAAATATCGCGGGGGTCATTGCTATATACTTCCAAATCTGCGTACGGCGGGCAAGAAAATACCATATCGAAATCGCCGGTAACGCCGTTCTTTTGTAACACGTCTTCAAGCTGCGTACTATCGCCAACCGTCCAACGCGGCGCAATGTCGGCCGGCATGTTACCTAATACTTCCTTCGCGTTCTCGATATTGGCTACTACCTGTTTCTCCCGAATGTCGTTACCAACGTACGGCATATTCAATTTTGCCGCTACGATACCGCGAACACTTCCACCGGCGAAGGGGTCTAAAATGCGGCCGCCCTCAATATTGAACCAACGGTAGGAAAGTTCGGTTAGAACGGGGTCGAATATTGAAGTAGTCGCCATAGCTTGTATTCCCTGCTTCTCCATTTCCGCTAACAATTCATCGGTAGACGGTTCCCGCCCCAAGGTTTCCCGAAGTGCGTTTTTGGTATCGTAAAAGGCAGGCGGTTGTGCTGATTTGGCAAATGTCAAATCTTCGTCCCTGCCTTCCTCGCTCTTTATGCCTATTTCCAACCAAGCGCGGCGGCGTTCCTGCCATTCGGCCGTACGGGTATTAAGCACGGAAAAAGGCGGCATTACGAAGTCGTCTTTAAGTCTTCTAAGCTGTTCTTCGGTATCTTCTTCCCCTTGGCCGCCTTCTCCGCCGTAGCCTTCCAATTCTACGCCCCAATCGTCGGGGGCTATATCCCACTTATCCGACGCTTGGGTAAGTGCCGCTTCGTCCCAAGCCAAGTTAGCGGCCCCGGTCGCATTGTCGGCTAAGGCAAGTTCGCGCCCTTCCCGCGTGTCTAAATCTATGTCGGTACGCTTTACCGCTACTATTTCTTCGCCGGTGGTTTCGACTATCAAAACCTTTTCTAAGCCAATTTGCCCGGCGTTTTCTACGGTCTTGTTTCCGGCTATAATACGGTTGTTCTTATCCAAAAGAATAGAACGGCCCGCCCCGAATTGGCGCAGGCTCTTTTCTATCAAACTTTGGCCGAACTGCGTACCCTTGTTAAAATTCACGTCGTCCGGTACAAGTTGGGCTATATCCGCTTCTATAATCTTCTTCGGTGTCATAGGCTCTACACGATGAAGTGGAAGACTAAGCGGGCCAATAGTACGTTAAGGACACCGGCAAGTACACCGACTACCGAAAAAATGAAATCCCAAACTTCCGGGGTTCCTTTCTTGCTGAAATTGTCGTAAAGCTCTTTCCCGGCGGCGGCCGCAATCCCGGCGCAAAGGCCATAGAATACACCGAAAAGCCCCACGAAGAAGGCGATAATAAAGCCCGCCGCTAAATGTAGCCATTTGTCCGAACTGAATAAGTAGCCCTTAAAGGTCGTAAGAGCCTGTAAAATCTTTTCTTTCATACCTGCGTACGTTTATTTGTGTGTAAATATTCGCGTTACGCAAAAATAAAAGAAGCGTATTATTATAATACGCTTCTTTATCCAAGAATAATTAAAAAGTTACCAACATAGATGGGGGATATATGCCCGTATAACCTGCTGGAAATCTTCTAAGGAACGGCAAACGATGTACTTATTACCGTGCGCTTCGGCCAACGCTTGCCACTCCTTTTGCGTGGGTGTCTGCCGGCTGCTTTTGCTGGGGGTCTTAAACTCGATACAAAGGGAATGAAACCCGCCGGAAGGGTAAAGTAGGATAAGGTCGGCAACCCCGGCCGTTACTCCTTCGCCCTTCATAATCGCGGCTTCCTTTGCGTTCCTCGCCCCGCCGTTCGGAACCGCGAAAAGAAGGCGGCCTATTTTCGGGTACTGCAACCGGAACCAAGTAACGCAGTCCTTCTGTATTTGGCTTTCTATATGTCGCATTTAACCTTTGTTTTATACCAAATCTTATGTTTTTTACACGCTATCGCATTGCGACTTTTTATTACGTTCTGTAACTTGCAATGGTCGTTATTGCTGGTTGCATCTCGTTCAAGGTATATGCAACTCCAACAATGTCTTTTTTTGCTTTGTCCCATAAATTTTATTCTTTTTCGTATAAGCGGCAAGCCGGGTTAGTTACCTTTATTCGCTTCAATCCGTTACCCGTTCTTCGGCTCTTTTGAAGGGCGCAACTTTGCACTATCTTCGTGCTATGGTCGTTCAATTCCCAACGCTGGCGGTGCTTACAAGTCCGGCAAGTCGGTAATTCCTGTTTGGCTCCGGTTTTAACGGCGGCTATAAATTTGTCGTAATCCATAGCCGAATATGCCTTTAACCAATCTTCGCGTACCAAAATATCGCGCTGGAGAACATAGGCGTAGAATACGCCATTTACCCGGCACCCGCCCGAAAAACGAGCGACCGATAAATACGGCTGCTTCGTAACGTCGGCAACTACTATAACTTTATCTGTGTCGAACATACCTATTCGTGTTTAACCGTTAATAAATACTTCTGTTCCCGTTCGGCCCGCTTAATCAATCGTTCTATATCTTGCCCTACGTCCGTACCGTTCCCGTTCTGAAATCCCACCCAATTTTTTACCTCGCAACCTCTAAGGGATTTTACTTTAAGAACCTGTATTAACGTCGAAGAAAGACCGCTTAACCTACAAGCCAATTCCTTCTTTTCGGCTTTTAGTGTCCTTATTTCTTCCTGTAAAGCCTTAGTTTCTTCGTTCTGCTTCATACTCATTATTTTGCTTTCTGTAATCAAATAACCGGGGCTTTACCCCTTCGCGGCGCATAATCGAAGCAAGGATAGTTATTTCGCCTTGCGCGTTTTGTTGCTGGCGTTCCGCATCCTTAACGACGGTTATAACCCCGTCTTTCTCCCAAAGTAGCCCCCATTTATCCGGCAAATCGACTTCGGTTATCAATCCTTCGGGACTGCAATAGTACCGAAAGGCCCCTACGCCTTCTTCCGGCTGCTGGCGGAAACTCTTTTTTGCATCGGCCAAGAAGTCGGAACGCGAAACCTTCACTTCGATAAGAACCGTAGCCCAATAGTTCCACCCGAAAACGTCCGGGATTTCTTGGCTGGCCGTTACCAATTCTACGGCAACGTATGGGCAGTAGCTGGAGCCGAATTTTGGCTTTCGTAACCATTTCCCCGCTAATCGGCATAATTCCCGGTGTCGGCTGTTATCGTGCGGCTGTTTTGGTTCCGGGAAGGTGGGGGCAGTATCAATAGCCCCCGGTCTACGTCCTTTTCTTCCCATAGCTTCGTTTCATTATGAAGCGGCCAATAGTGCGGGCCGCAACCCAATAACCGATAGTTTTCATGTATAGCCAAATAGCCCGCCTAAGTTTTCGTAATGCGTCCTGTACGCTACTGGCAATCCAGCGATGTTTTATGCCGTTCTTTGTATCTTTAAGTAGGTCGGCGTACGCTTCGGCTCGCGTACGGAAGTATGTATTTTCGTACATTATTCGCCCCGTGTGGGTGGTATTGGGCCAACCGTATTCCTCGCATTGTTCGGCCTTTACTGCCCAATTCTCGGTAGTAAATACCGGAAGGTTACGGGCGAAGGTGTCCGGTTCATCAATCAAGGCCCGAAGTACCCCGTTTTTTTCGTCTGCCTTAATACGAGCGGCAAGCTGTCCTATTTCACTATTTTCTCCGGGCGTAACCAATGATGAATAGAAAACTTTACCGGTTTCTATATTTATGGCTATAAGCCCGTGAACAAACCCGGAACCGATACAAATACAATCCCCGCCGTATTTTTCTTCGTTATATATAGCCACGATATACCCTATATCGTAATGCTGCTTTATTGCTTTGAATCCCATAATATCTACTTTTTAGCTTCTACTTCTTGTTTCGCACGATAGTTTACTACCGTTTGGGCTACTCTGAATACAAGCCCGGTTATTGCGTCGCGCTGGGACTTCGGCAGGCCGCTTTCAAGGTTCGCAACCTTTATAAAAGTTTCCCTAATACCTTCTACCGTAAATATTCCCGCATCCTTCAATGCGTCGTACGGTGTCCGGCGATACCTGCAACCTTCTTGCGGAGCCGGTCGGTTGTTATAGGCTTCTATTTCGTAGCCTAAGAACTCGTTAAATTTGTCGTCTTTAATTATGTCCTTTACTTTCATCGTCTTTATCTTTATGTATGTTATAATCTTTATTCGCGTCGTAGCCGCACCAAGTACAATAACCGAGGGCTACATTAAGCGCATAGTTTTCGCGCTGGCATTTGGGGCATATTATAAGCCCTATACTTCCGTCGTCGTCCCTATATAGGCCATTCGGCAAATTGTCGCTTCGTGTTCCCATTAGTACCGCCTTTTTGTAAAGTGAATAATAGCGAAGTCAATCGTAACGGCAGAAGCAAGCCCGGCGAACTGCGGGTACTTCTTATCTGTTTCGGCGAAAATCGGCGCGAACCATGCCTTAAAATCGTCTACCGTAAGCCCGTCGTTTTCGGCTAAAATCTCCAGGGGGACGGGGTGGCCGTCTACCTCTGCCGTATAATCGTAATAAGTGGCAGTTGCTATCGGTTTATCCTGTTCTTCCGCATAGTGATTTATTACACGACGTTCGCGCCGTAACGCCAACCTTTGCACGCCTACAATGCCGGCCGGAATCTCGGTTATAACTTCTTGGGGGCTTCGGTATGGCTTCGCGCTCCATTGGCGGACGCTAAGAACTCCACCCGTAGCCGTTATTTTTTCGATTTTTGCCCGCCAATACCCGTAATTGCTTCGGCAGGTGTGTACCTTCCGCCCGTCGGCTACTTTGGCTATAAAGCCCGTTTCTTGCCCTTTACGGGGGTGCTTCGGGCCGAAGTATTTGCCAAGTGTTACTACTGCTTTCATACTATTGTGTTATTAAAACGTCCGACTTATTCACGGTTACGCATATTGGCTGTAATGGCTGGTTAAATGTTCGAAGGGCTACCCAAAGTTCCCCGGTTTCCGCTATCTTCTTCCGTTCTTCTTCGTCCAACTCAAAGCAAAAAACCGCCGTTCCGTCTTCTGATTTATATGCAGGAAGGGGGTAATATTCGGGTTGATTTTCTCCGTAAACTGCATTTACTTCCTTAAATTGTTTTGCTTTCATACTCAATATTTTAATTAACTTTTGTTCGGTTATAAAGTAGGTGCGTATCTATTCCGGTAGCGTTAAAGACCAAGGCCCGAACGTCTTGCCCTAATTTTTCTACGGCTTTTAAGGTGTCTTCTTGGCTAACTCCTTCGGCCTGCTGCTTCTCGAAAAACTTATCTAATAGTGCGCTCATAAATATTTTTGTAGAAGCCCGGAACCCTTCTAAGGTGTAATTCGGTTTTGCTCCGTTAAATGCTTCGTACTCCCAAAGGGTAGCTTCCATTTCTTCAAGCACGGGGCTTAATTTCTTTCCTATCATATCGATAATTGTTAAAATGGCAAATCGTCTACTTCTTCGGGTTGCTGATATGCCGGCGGCGCGTAAGTTGGTGTAGCGGCCGAAGTCGTTACGGCCTGCTGGGGGGCTTCTGTTTGGTCAGCCCGGTTTCCGCCTAAAAGCTGCAATTCTCTAACCCGGCAATTTATACCGGCTTGCAATGCTCCGCCGGCTTCATATGCCTTGGCCGAAAGTTCGCCGCGAATAAATACGCGGGTACCCTTCTTCAAATAGTTAATTACCTGGCTTTCTCCGTATTTAAGGCAACTTACCCAAGTCGTACGTTCGTGTCGTTGCCCCTGCGAATCTTTATAGCTTTCGGTATGGGCTACGCTGAAAGCTATGTACTTTTGTCCGTTAAGGTCTTTAATAATGGCGTCCGCTCCGAGGTTGCCAATTGCTTCTAATACTAACATATTGCTTTAATTATTTGGTTATTAACTCTATTCCTTTGGCTACTACTAACGGCTGTTCTTCGCTTAATTTCCCGATAAAAGCCGTTATAATTCGCCCTTGGTCGGGGTTTATGCCTAACGGCGAAAATGTCCCGTTACTGTTCTTTACTACCAGCAAAATAGCTCCTTCCGGCAACTTGCTTAAATCCTTTGTTTTCATTTTGTTTTAAGTCCTTCTATCTTATAAAAACCTTCTTCCGATGCTTCGATAAGGTTGTACCGGGTTGATTTTTTAATTTCGATACCTATACGGCGAAACAAGGGCGCAACCCGAATACACGTAACCGAACAAGCCCCATTTTTCCGTACATAAACCCGGAAAGCGTCGGGGTCTGTATTATAGGAAACTTTCAAGTGCAAAGCCCCGCGTTCATCGTGGGCCAATAGTACCCCTTTATGCTCTGAAAGGTTAAGTTCTGCAACTGCTCGGCTACTGAAAAATAAATAGCCGGTAGAAGCCAACGTAACGAACATTTTACCGGGTTTCGGTGGTTTAATAATTCGTAGTGTCATTCTATGCAACTTTTAATAGTTCGTCTACAATTTCTTCTACCAAGGCTTCGCAAAGAACACGGGCTATATTCACTTCTACCGCATTGCCGATAAACTTCTTTTGGTCGGCTTGCGTCCCTATAAGGGTGTAGTTTTCCGGGAACCCCATAATTCGCTTTAACTCGATAATTTTTAACATTCGCATTTTTATATCGACGATACCGTAAAGGGCCATAAACTCCTTTATTTTCCGCATTGGGCCGCTATCGGTTTCGTAAATCTCTATTGCCAATTGTCCGCACTCCGTAGCAATAAGGTACGGGGGCTTTTTATCCATTTTGGCGATAAGGGTAAAGCACGGCTTTTCGACGGAACCGCCGGCGTTAGAAAATTGAGGGTTCATAAGATACCATTTGCAGGCTATTACGTTTTGCTTGGGATTCGTCATTACCGCCGGGCAAGGGTTATCCAAGGATGATAATTGCCCGCCGCCGCTATAATTGTTCGCTATAAATTCCGGCTTTACCACCGAAAACCTATCTTTCGTTGTAATAGTGGGCGAAGGCATATTTACGGAATGATTATTACCGTTTCCATAGTATGCCGAAAGAAATTCGGCCCCTACTAAACTATGGTGGTCTACGGTCGTAATGGTTCCCGCTACGTTGTCTACGCTGGAAACCTTGCTTTCCGGGTGTCCGCTAAAATGCTTTGCGAGAAAATGAATGTTCGCTATCCCTAACCTGTTTTGGCAAGCTACGGTAGGGCATGGTTCATCTATCGAAGGCGGGATATGCTTCCCCGTCTTCTTATTGACTGAATTATATTTAATCAAAAACGAATCCTTCCCGCCTGCTACGAACTTTATAAGGCCCGCGTATATGCGTTCCAAGGTCTTAGGCGAAAGCGGTTTTTTACGATTAAAGATACTTTCCCCTTCATCGGCAAAGTCCAAAACTTCCTTTACGGGTTTCCACTTCGCCAAGCTGCCGAAAAGGTCGCCGCCCCCGGTCTTTGAGTGGGTAGGCTTCGGCCATACAATAGGTAGGTACGGTTTGGCAAATATCCCGAAGAAACGCTTTCGGCTGGTATATGCCCCATAATCCGCTGCATTAAGTATTCTATGGTCGAACTTGTACCCGTAGGCTTTTACGTTATCTACCCAATTGGTATAAAGCCGCCCTTTGTCCCTGCTAATCGGTTTTCCGTTTTCGTCCAAGTCGCCCCAGCTCATAAATTCTTCTACGTTCTCGATTTGGATATAATCGGGGGTAAGAGCTTCTATGTACCTAAACAAGTGTTCGGCAAGGGTACGGCTATCTGCGTCGCGGGGCTGGCCGCCTTTGGCCCGGCTGAAATTGGTACATTCAAGCGAAGCCCAAAGCACAACTTTCGCCATAGGGTACATTCGGCGCATTTCGGCGGTATGTTCTGCCAATGGGCGTAAGTCCAAGGTTCGCATATCTTCCGTATAGTGCTGCGCTTCGGGATGATTGGCCGCGTGGCTCGCTATGGCGTTCGCGTCGTGGTTTACGCAAGCTATAACCTTCGCGCATTTTCGCTCCTTATAGTTGGCCTTCTCTACGCCTGTACTTGTTCCACCCGCACCGCAAAACAAGTCTATATATAGTAATCTAATGTTGTCCATTTCGTATTATAGTCAGACGCTTTCGCGGAAAATTAGTCTTTTGATAGGTGGGCTTTGACTGCGTTTGCATAAGCCCTAAATTCGGGGGTATATCGGTAATCATCCGGGTACTTTCTGAGGTAGTAGATAATAGTAGCATGGTTCCGCTTCATCTCTTTTGCAATCCTTACCACCGTTGCCCCTTCTTCACGGCATAGCTGGGCGAAAATCATACGGGAAAAGACGTGTTTTTGCTCTCTACTTTCGCCTATAATATCGAAGAATGAAACGCCCATGCCTTCGGCTATCGCCTGCTTTATGTGCTGGAAGGCAGGTACTTCTTCGTAAATAATTGTCTTTCCCGTTAGTTCGGCTAAATTCTTTTCAAGCGTAGCCCCTTTGGAAAATCCCCAATCGGGCAACAAATAAATAGCGTCGCACCCCATAAGTAGAAGAACGTCCATAGCTACATGGGCTTCCCAAGAGGCGGTAGCCGGAATACCGTTTTTAAGCGGGTTTATCACTTCGTAACCTTGGGCTTTTAACTTGGTTTCCGTTTCGTCGAACTTTGCCGCTACTTCTTCTATTGGTAGGCCGCTAATTCGGCCTGAAATGTATATCTTTTCCATATTGGCTATTATTTTCTATAAGAGTAATTTTCAAACGCTATTCTGTCGAACATTTCCGTAAATCGGTCGGCTATCCGTTCGCCGTATTTATCTGCCAGGTCTTCCGCGCTTAGATTGCTGGTCATAATTGTAAACTTCTGCCGGTCATACCGGTAGTAAATCGTATCGACAAAAGGACTAATTTCGTTTCCCCAAACCTTCACTACGGAAGGTTCCGTACCTACGTCGTCAATCGCCAATAACTCGGCTTTCTTAATGTAGTCGAAGCGTTCCGGCTGGTTCTTGGCTATGTCTGCAAGTTCCAAAGCCGATACCGCCAAAACATTTTTACGCCGGTCTGAATATAGGCTTTCGTACAGTACCCCTATAAGGCTACCTATTGCACGAACTAAGGTTGTTTTGCCATTGCCTACTGTTCCATGAAGAAGAAGCCCCGGTTTATGGTTTCCCGTCAGCCATTTTGCCGCCTTTTCTATATGGCTTTGGGTTGCTTCGTCGTCGATGAACTGCATACGCCGCCGCATAACTTCGGCTATATAACATTCGCGCAACATTGCCGGCACGTCTTCGGTGTATTTATCGACCTTAAAGCGTATCGGTATATTTCTTTTTTGAAGTACCGCCCGGAACCGCGCCAAGTCTACCCGTTGCGGCCCCTGTTTGTTGTCCTTTTCGTCCATTTCCGCTATTCCCTTTTTCGTTACGCTCCCAAGTTCTAACCGCTGCTCTCCAATCCTTCATACAGTTGCGGCCCACCTTCCAACCGTTAGAAGTATAGTAATCTATCCACGCTTGCGGGTCTACGTCGTTGCCCCGTTCTTGGCAATACGCCGCAACTTCTTCTAAGGTAGGTTTCTGAAAGATTGTACCGCCTTTTGTTTTAGGGGCTGCCTTACCCTTGCCTTGGGGCTTGCCAGCACCTAACGTCGGCCCTTGCGGTAGCTGGGTAATACCTTCGTTCAAAACCCGCATAAGGTCGTATTTTTCAAGTTTTTGCAATACCGATTTATGCGCGTTGTTCGTAGGGTTCAAGTTCGATAACCCGCCGTACTGAAATATGATAAATTCGGGTAAAAACGCTTTGCTTCCGTTATTGAAGAAATGGATTCTTCCGGCAAAGGCTTTTTCGAAGTCCTCTAAATCGTACGTTTCGCCGCAATAAAGCCCGGCTACCTCTAAGTCTACTTCCCATATTCCGGCGTTGTCGCACTCGCAAAAAAGGTACACCCAAAGCAATTTATAAGCGGGCGGTAAGTCCCTTATAAATCGTTTCTTAAATAGGTCGGTATCTATAAATCTTTTTGCCATTTTGTTACTTTTGAAAAGCTACCCCGGCCCGGAAACCGGGGTAGCTGGGTTAATACTGCTATTGCTCGATAATCGCAATTTCGGGGCTTAGTTCCCGAATGCGGGCTACCTGCACGTCTATAATTCGGTCGCGCAGGTCTTCCAAAAGCTGGCACGCTCCGGGGCTTACAAGTTGTAGGGTTACGTCGCGGCCGTTTACCGAAGCGTAAAATTCCACTTCGATAGTTTCCGCCGGCATACCTTTGAAAATCGGAATTTGAAGGGTAAAGGCTTCCGGCAGGTTACTCATAACCACGCCGCTATAATTGTCTTTGAAGTCGCCCTTTTCGCTCTTTTGCTTCTCTACCTTGGAATTTACGGTAGCTTCGAAGTTTTTAAGTTCGGTTACGAGCTTCATATTCGCGGTTTTGTCCGGGAAAAATGCGCGGTTCATTTTGAAGAACTGCCCCAACTCGTTAGGTTCCCAACCTTTGCCGGCGTTAATCCCAAATTCGGAAAATTTGGGGTGCGTAGTCAGTTTTCCAACGATTCGCCCGCGTCTATATTCGTCGTCTTCGTTCGTGATAAGGGTAATACTTACCTGTTCACGGTCTACTAAGACGTGGCAGCGCAACGGGTTAATTTGTTCGGAATCGTACCGCCGTAATTCCAAAAATTCAACCGGCGCACCGATAACACCGGAAAGGTCGATTTTTACCGGGGGCTTGGGGGCAAGAACTGCGGGGGCCTCGCCCTCACGTACGATAATTTCCGCCTGCGTAGTTCCTTCGGGAAGGTTTACTACTACTTTTTTGTTTTCGTCCATACTTTTTTACTTGTTGATTGTGAAACTTTTACTTGGTTTGAAGTGGGCTACTTCGTGCGCCGGTACGATAATCGTAGTACCGGCGGTAATGTTACGGGCTTTCTTTTCGGCCCGTTTCTTCGGCTGGAAGGTTCCGAAGCCACGAAGGTAAACGGGTTCCTTGCGCTGTACGCATTCCTTAATTGCGTCTAATGTGGCTTCGATAATCGGCCTTACGTGGCTATCGTTTTGCCCGGTCTTACTGCCAACGACTGTAATTAAATCTTGCTTCGTCATTGCTTTGCTTTTTAGTTGTTAGTACCTGTTTTTCTTCCGATTTGGAAAAGTGTTGTTTGTAATTCTTCGCTGTACGCCGGCCGGCTCTCGATAAGGTCGCCGTTCTCGTTGTAGTAGCCGACTTCGCGGGCTTCTTGGTCGATGAACTTAAAGCACCTTTCGGTAACAAATTCGGCTTTCTTCTTCAAACCGTCCAAGGTCTTTTTTCGCTCCGTCGTAAGGGGTTCCAAACGGGCCTTAAAGTCCTTCATCGCGGCCGTCTTTTCTTCCTCGATGTCGTTAATTTCGATGTCCGTTTCCGAAAGGCTTTCTTTCATGCGGGCCAATTCTTCCGGGGTAAAAGGCTTCATATACCCCTTTTCTTCCACCGCGTCGCAGTTATCCATAAGGAAGGCTACGCGCTTCTTGCCTTGTTCAAGGTCTTTCCCTAATTCTCTTTCCATGTTGCATTATTTTTTGATTAAAAGAAAATCGTTATAAAGACCTTCGAACTGACGGCCCGCGTACGTGGCGAGTTCACGGGTTTTATAGCAAAGCCGAGAGCCGACAGGCGCAGACGTATGCGAAGCCGCGGAAGACGTACCCGCGTACGAAAAGCCGGCATCCGCGGGATTATACACGAACCAAGGCCAATATTTGTACTCGTTGCTATTGGCCCAATCCGGCCGCCAACCTTCGTTAAGGGCTTCGGCAATGGTCTTTAACTTGCGGTAGGCTATTTCGTCCTTGGTAAAGCCTAACTTCGCTAATACGGTTTCGTTCATCGGCTCAATGCCAAGCACAGCGCAAGCGTCCGCGTAGGTCTTTACGCGCTTGGTAATGTCCTTCGGGGCAACCATTTTTACGGCCTGTAATACGGTCGTATTAACCCCTAACTTCTCGGCCAATCGTTCGGCTTCCTTGCTGGCAGCCTGTTCGTTCTCGTGTTTGTACGTCGGTGCGCCTTGGCCTTCGGCGTAAACCATAAAAAACTGCTTTTCCATTTTGTTATTTGTTAAAAAGTGAACTTTGTTTTTCTTCCCTCTTTTGCTCGTAAAGTATTCGCCTTTGTCGCGCAATACTCAACCGGACGGCCCTAATAGCGTCTTCACGCCCTTTTAGGCTTTCTTCGTACTCCAATAGTTCCGCTTCGCTTTGGGCGATAAAATACCCTTCGGAAGTGGCTATTAAGCCCGGTATAAGGTCGTTTGTCCTTATGTGGTTTATAATCTTCCTTACCCGTGCGTCGTTTAGTTTATAGGAACCTTTAAGGGTATTTACGATATGCTTGTTTGTAACGGCATTTTCGCGCCCTATTTTCGTCCTAAGCCCCCGTACGATAAGCGGAAGAAGTACGCCCATTTCGTAATCGTTTAAGGGCTGCGTTTCTTGGTCAAATCCTTTAATCATATCAAAAGGGGGTTTTGTCGAAATTGATTATTAGCCCCGCTTCGGCTATATGTACGGTCTTACCGGTTGCGGCTCGCACTCCGGCCCGGAATTGTTCGGCGTTGCTGTTACCGTCGGAAAGGTGGATAAGAACAATATTATTTACCCCCTTTATATCGTTGGCTTGTAACGCCTGTACGCAATGGTCGTAGCTTAAATGCGATTTTAGCGTACGGTTCCGAACAACGGCGGGAATGCGCCCGGCCGCTATATTCGCGTCCAATAGGTCTAAGCGGTAATTACATTCTATCAATACGTTATTAAGTCCTGCAAACTTGCAAGGCAAGTAATAGGTATCGGTAGCGAATAGGATATTACCCGTTTCTTCGTGATTGATGAAGAACCCCAAAGGCTCGGCGGAATCGTGCTTAGTCCCGAAAGGAATAATTCGGAAACCGCCGAGGGTAAAAAGGGTTCCGGCTTTGCAAACATTCGCGCGGCGCGGGCCTTCTATTGGGGTGTTCTCAATTGTACCGGCCGAAGCGTAGACGGGTACGGTAGCTTTCAATACTTCGTTAATGTAGCCTGCGTGGTCTTTGTGTTCGTGGGTAATTAGGCAGCCTACAACCTTCGTTATATTGTAGTCTAACGCTTGCTTCACGCTGGCGAACCTTACGCCCGCTTCCAATAACAAGGCTTCGCGGTCGTTCTCCAATATGTAGCTATTTCCGTGGCTGCTACTGCCTAATACTTTTAGAACCATTGTAACTACGCTTCTACGATTTTGCGAAATGCTTTACGCTTCCTTTTTAGCGGAAGGTTCCGGCCGATGAAGTCCATAGCCGTAGCGAATTTGCCCGAAAATCGAATAAGGGCTTTGTCTTGCTGGGCTACGCTCTGTTCGTTCTCCTTCGCCATGTCCGCCGCTTTGTTAATCCGGGCGTTCATTGCGTCGATGTCCTTTGCCGCCAGAATGGCAATACCAAAAATTACTTTCATATTAGAATCCAGGTGTTTTAAGTGGCTGTTTGGTTCCGTTCGTTTCTGCTTGGCCGAAATCAAGTGTTCCGCCGGTATTGGCGTTATTCTGTATTTCGGTTTCTACCTCGTGGGTAACGTCCTTATATTCCACGTCTTCAACGGGGCCGCTTTGTTCATCAGCGTCGCCGAAGTCGCAACCGGTTATATACTCGTAAAGGGCTTTTTTGGCGCGTCGTTCGGCTTTACCCCGGATTTGGTCGGGGCTGCTGTAATCGTCCTTCTTCACGGTTGCCACTATTCCGAAGCTGTTTTTTTCTCCGTTGTACGTGTAGCTGATTTTGCAAGGCACCTCCGCAAATCCGGCGGTTTGGCCTTTGTCAAATGATACGTCGATGAAGTATTTTACGCCGAGTTTCCGAAGAAGGGCCGTATAGCCTTCCTTGGTCGGGTACATTCGTTCGGCAATAATATTAAATTGGTTGCCGGTCGGAAGAAGCCCGATACTTACCGCGTCTATAATCGCGTCCCGAACAACCGGGATAGTATAAAGCGGTTGTACCGTCCCGTTTTTACGCGGCCGCCCGTTACGGTCGGTAAGAAAGCCTACCTTCGTGTTCATAATCGGCATAAATACACGCTCCATTACTTCGTCGGAAAGAGCTTCGCGCAAAAGGGCAATTACGTTTACGGCAGTAAATGCCGCGCCGAAGTTGTTTACAATCTGCAAGGCCGAAGCGTCCTTACAGGCAAGTTCAAATTTCCGCTTTGCTTCGTCAATTACGGTTAATCCTTTTTCTTCTGCCATAACTCATAATTTTTATAGGTTGTTATTCGTTTTCAAGAAGTCGGCTTAACTTCTTCAAGGTCGCTAATTCCATAGCTCCGGCAGCAAGCGGCGCGGTTTGTTTTTCGGTGAAGAAATTCGCCAACCCCTTTATTACTTGCCCACCGTTACCGCCTACTGCTATTACGCCCTGCACATTCTCGCTTTCGCCGTCCTTATTGTCCTTAACGTCCGTGCCGATAAGGATAAAGGCCCGGCCTTCGTTGTCTTTTACCGCCTGCATAAGCGTTTCGGCGATTTGCTCCAACTGCTGCGCGAACTCGCGCTTTTCTTTGTTCTCGTTCATAACTTTAATTTTTATAAGTGGTTAATGGTTAATTCTCTGTCGGTGGTTACAACCAATTTTACAAGCTGGGAAGCAACCGGGAATAGTTGGTTTACGCTTTCGGCGTTGTCGATGAATACCGGTGCGCTTACCCCGTGATACAGGCAAAGCGTGTTAATGATGTCAAGCCCGGCGTTTATCTTTCCGGCAGTATTGAGGTCTGCGTACTTAACCCCGTCTACCATTGCGATACAAGTAGGGGTTTCGCCGCCATTTAGCTGGGCTTCGAACATTCGGAAGCGGACGGTTTGGAACTTACTATTTACCCGGCGTTCTACTTCGTCCATTCGGGCCTTATTAAGTTCGTCTATCGTAAATTCCTGCTTTTCTAAGTCTGCTTGCTGCTGGGCTAATTCCTTTTCCCGCGCCAATATTTCGGCCTTCTTTGCGGCGTTCTTTTCAATGGTAGCCCGAATATTTAGCTTTTGTTTTACTTCGTCCAAAAGGGCCGTAAGTTCCCGTTTCTTGGCGGTAAGCTCGGTAGTATCGGCCGCCGGTATATCCGAAATGGTAGCGGATATTTCGGCTATCCGGGCTTCTATCTCCTTCCATTCGGGTAAGTCTTCGGGGATAATGTCGGTAGATACGGTTACTTCCGGGTTGGCGGCTATTTCCGCTTCCAAGTCCTGTAACTTCTTCGCGTATTCGGCTTTCTTGGCGGCGATAACTTCCATACGTTCGGAAAGTTGGGCTTCCAATTCCTGTAACCGGGCTTTCTTTTCGGCTATTCGCTGGTTTAGCGTTTTGCCTTCTTCGGTAATCCGGGTAAGGTCGCGGGTCTTGGCTTCGTCGAATTTGGCCCGCGCCTTCTCTTTGGCAATAGCGTCCATACGCAAAACGCTTGCGTCCGAGCATAAGGTTTCGTATATCGGGCAAATAAGGCCGTCGGTACTTACTTTGTATTCTTCGGCGTTCCGCGTATTCCATTCTTCGCGCTTGGCTTCCACCTTGGCGGATAAGCCCGCTATTTCGGAAGTAAGGGTTTTAATAGTATAGCGAATATCGGAAAGGCCGTTTTCCGAAGCGGTATTATAATTTTCTGCTTCCCGCTTGGTTATTTCGTAGCTGGTCTTAACCTCGTTACGTTTGGCATTCTTCTCGTAGCCTTCCTTTTGGGCCGCCTGCCTTGCCCGAAAAATTATATCTTGCTGCTGGTTCCGAAGGTCGTTAATCGCTTTGCGTTTTCCCTGCACCCCTTCGTAGTGTTTGCGGGCCGTTTCTGCAACGTCCGTAATAGCCGTTTCCACTTCTTCCAATTCGGCGGATAAGCGTACCTTTTCGGCTTCCAAGGCTTCGTAATCCGGTGCTTCGGGCGTAACGCTGTCTATTGCGTTAATCTCGATAGGGCATTTCCCCAAACCTTCCTTAATCCGGCTTTTGCGGTAGGCTATTTCTTGCTTGAACTCCGCCAAATCTTTACCGGAAAGCAGCGAAAGGATAGCCGCAAAATCGGCGCGACCGGCGGCCACTTCTTCGTATGTTACACCCCCGGCAATGCGTAGCAATATTTCGCGCTGGGTCTTCCAATCCAACGAAGGGAAGTAAGCCGGGTTCGTAATTAACTTAAAAAGTTGTTCTTCGGTTATGGCCGTTACTTTCTCTTGGAACGCTCCCGCCTTAATTTCTACGCCATTGCAGAAGTAATGCGTAGTATTTCCTTTAAGTTCTACTTCGGCCTTGCCGCGCGGTTTTACCCAATCTTCCGTAAGGGTGCGGGTAAGGGCTACTTCTTCGCCGTTTACGTCTAAAACCGCCGTTACGGAATGTTCCAATTTAAGTATAGGGTTCCCGTCCGGGCCGACCGTCTTAACGGTAAATGCGCCTTTCCCGCTATCCGTACGGTCGTTACTGTCTTTGCCGAAAAGCACCCAAGTAAAAGCGTCGAAAACGGTGCTTTTACCCGTCGCGTTTGCGCCGGCAATGGTGGTTACTTCGCCGAATTTTACGGCCAAGTCCCTAATACCCTTAAAGTTTTTAAGGGTCAATTCTTTTAATGTTACCTTCTTGCTCATAACAAGTTATTTATTTCGGTTGTTACTTTTCTTTGCTCGCTTTGCGGCCAACTCTAAGGCTTTTTCCGCATCTACTATTATCAACCTTCCGACCTGCCTATATGCGCCGTCGATTAATCCGCTTTGCTTTATGCGGCTGGCGGTAGTCTTGGAACATTTGAATAGTTCGGCAATCCCGGCCCGGCCGTAGACGTACTTTTTATTTGGGTCTTTGGTAACGTCTACTTCTATCCGGGGGCTTTGTCCTTTCCCTATTAGTTCCAATAATTCCCCCGCCGTAAGGTCTATAAGTCTTGTATTTAAGTCTGCCATACCTAACTGTCTTGCGGGTCTTCCGGTGGTGGGACCCGTTTTATAATGCGGGCGGCATTAGCGAAGTTGGCAACCTCTAAAAACAAGAACCAAAACGGGGCTTCCGCCGTGCTTGCAAGAAGGCAAAACGATATAACGAAATACCATACTATCGCCTTCTGTTTTAGCGTCAATCCCGAAAGGGACAATTCTTTAATTAGTTGCTTCATAGCCTTTGCCTTTTATAGTTCCCAAAAATCTAATTCGTATTCCTGCCGTCTTCCGGTTCTTCGTGTCGCTGTACGTTCGGCAGCCTTGCGGCTTCTGAACAGTCGGTAGGTGTCGCCTTGGGCGTACAATTCATGCGGTAGAATAATCGCAAGGAAGAAGCAGGCTATAATTGTCCATTTTATAGGGGATAGGTCGAAAGAAACGCCGCAATGTGTGCAGAACCACCATACGCAAAGCTCCGTAGCCTTCTGTATTCCTATCTTGCTATAAATATTTCGCGCGGTATTCTCAACCGTTCGGGGCGAAATAGAAAGCCTGTCGGCCACTTCCTTTTTTGCGGCTCCCCAAGCCAACAATTCGGCTATTTGGGTTTCTCGCTGCGTTAGTCCTGCTTCGGCTCTCATTTCTATTTTCCCCAAATGTTTGTAGTAACGCCGTACTTCCTAAATACCAATTCGACGGCGACGGCTTGGCTTGCCTTGGGTTCGATACGTCCGAACTTGTAAGCCGCGAAAGTGTTGCGGTTGTTAATCCCCAACGCCTGCCAAAGCTCCTTAGTGGCGGCCTCTACGTCAATTTGTCGAAGCTGCATAAAGCCGGCGTTAAATCCTTCTTTGTAAATTGTCGTTTCGCTCATTTCTCAATATTGTTAAGTATGTATTCAATTGCTTGTTTATGGGAAGCAAAGCTATTCCCGTCGAACTCGAAGGTTTCCGAATAGGGGCCGCCGGCAACCTTGAAGGTGCGCGTTCCCTCGTAGGTCTTCCCGTTAATCGTAAAGGTTAGTTTTGAAACTGTTACCCTTTCCGTAACCCGTCCCCAAGGCTTTTTTACCTCGGTATTGCTTAGCGAAATAGTTTCGCCTACCGCGTACGAAAATTCTATACGCCTTGCTTTGCCATTAACTATTGCTGTCTTTTTCATCTTCTATTTGAAATATAGTGTTACTTGTAATCCTCTGCGTAGGCAACATTTTACGCTGTCTTTCTTGCTGTTAAGTGCGCGGGTAATGAATTTTTCGGTAAGCTCTACACCGATTAACCCCACCAAGCCGGAAACCCCTACAAGGCGGTTTATCCTTCTGTTTTCGCTGTCTACTCCGTAAACTTTCAAAAGGAAGTTTCGGTTAATAAATGTCGTATCGTACTTCATAATTCATTGTCGCTTAAATTGCTTAGGTATTTTTTGCTATGCCGCTTATTTGCTCGGAGCGTATTATTATTATACCTTTGCAATCGTATCGGTTACACAATGCAAATATATAGCATTGCAGTACAACAAGCAAATTTTTGCTATACAAAAAGCGAAAAATATTTTTTGAAACCTTCTAAAATCGTGTTATATGGGTGTAAAAGAAAGACTTAGGGAGTATATCAAAACCCTAAATATTAGTGAACGGGAATTTTGTAGGCAAATAGGCGTTTCGTCGTCTTATGTCAATAATATACGCCAATCTATACAGCCCGATAAGATGAAGGCTATCGGCGAAAAATTCCCGGAGCTTAATCCCATGTGGTTACTTACCGGCGACGGCACAATGCGGAACGGAGATAATACAAACCGCATTTCGGGAAATAACAACACCGCCGTTGCCGGCAACGGGAACCAAGTTACAACTAACGATATTGCGGGTTTGATTGAACTGCAAAAAGGCTATCAAGAAATGATAAAAGAAAAGGATAGCCAAATAGCCCGACTTATATCTGTAATTGAAAAGCTAAGCGAAAAATAAAGCATTGCAGTACGTTTGCGCTATGTAATAGTATGGCTTTTCATAGTACGCTTATAGGAAACGGGCAGAAATGCCCCAAATTTCAACGCAAGTATATATAGCTATACTTTCTACCGCCCAACGTACAAAAGTGCCTAAAATCAAAAATTCGATAAAATAACTGTGCATAATGGAACCGGAAACAATCGAAATAAAAGTATCCGAATACTACGACCAACTCAAATATTACGGGGACATGCCGGAAGCGGTGTTTAATGCCTTGGAAGCGGCGTTTATTTCCGGCGCGGAAACTGCCATAGTGCCAAAGACGGCGTTCGAAATGATGTTAATGAGCTTTGAAAATGGGCGTAAAGAAGCCTAAGATAATAACCCCTATCGAAGATGGCGTAAACCGCCGTTTCTTCCAAGCGATAGAAGCCCTTGTTTCATTGGGCCGTTTGTCCGCTTTGGAATCCTTTTGCAAGGAAGCCGGGTTAAGTGCTTCCCGCTATCGGGAAACCCGATTTACTTACGGAGTAACCCCAAGGCCCGGTAAAGTTTCCCGCTATAAGTCTATACAAATAGAAGCCCTTTATTATTTGGTAGCCAAGTATTCCGTTTCTTCCGATTGGTTATTAACCGGCCGGGGTAATATGTTTTCAAAATGAAGCGGACTATTAAATTTAATCTATTCCCCAAAAAGGTAGGGGGTGTATTGGTAGAGTGTCGCCCTATTCGTATGCGTGTTTGCTATGCCGGGTATCGGGTAGACTTTCGGGTAGGGTATAGTATTGAACCGGAAAAATGGAATGAAGAGGAAGGCCGCGTTATCTCCAATACAAAAAACCGGTTCCGACAAACGGCCGGCGAAATAAATAAGGCTATTACGGCTTTTT